GCCTGATGTGGGACGTGGTGCGCATTCCATTTGCCCCACCATCGATTCAAGCGACGCAGTGCGCCGCCAGAATCACGATGTGCCTAACTCCTGTTCCCACGTATGGCCGAATTGCGACTGTGTTCGTAATACTTTGTTCGACAGCAGTATGTCGGTTGATGTAGCGTATTATTTGTCGCCGGACGAGATTTTGGCCGCCGTCAATTTAACCCGCCGCCGCGAACATTATGCGGCCGTGTTAAATTTGGGATTCGTTGACCCACAAGATGGATCACCCACCGCTTTGGCTGCCGGCCGCTTCTTCAATGAGGCGGGTTGGCGAGCCTATATTCGTGATGGGCAACTCCGCGTCTCTATGACTGCTCAAGGAGCTGCCCACTACGATCACCCTTTGGACGATTGGCTTCGTCTTTCCACCAACGCCCGACCGCGTCATTATCAAAATGCTAGCGGCGCAATGGCGTGGGAAGTCGTCGATGTTTCCGGCCCGTTTCTTATCATCAAATTTGTGGCTACGGTTGCGCGTCCGCGCATTGGCCATCCTCCGGATGAGGTTGCATACAGTACAGCGGTGCACGTGGACGATTTGTACGGCACAAAAGTTAATTTACGTTCACCTGGGGTGGAAGCCGGGTCTGCATCGCACAAAATGAGGTTGTACAATTTTGGTGGTATGGTGTGGACTAGTGACGTTAGCGATAAGATACAGCTGTTGCCCGCCTCGCTAGTTGCTGACATTGAAGGCCATTCGCGCCGTTCACGCCGTCCTGATGCCGCCAACCCGAAACCGGGTGACGACGTATTGTACCAAACGTTTGTGGCTGCTATGGTCAATATAATGGAATATCGGTACAACATGCCCACTGCCGAGATTAATGCCGTCACACAAACGCTCATCCCACATGTGTGGGCTAATCCCCGTCAGTACCTCGACGTGGTTGAGCCGGTGCTGCATCAAGTTTCGCTCGGCTCGTGGTTTTTCCCGTCTATTAATGATCGTATGAATGCGGTTGCTCGTGGCGTTCCGCTTAACTGGCGGTGGCGTTGTATTGTCCTTGCTGGCATTGTTGCAGTGTTGACCATTCTCACCGCCATCCTGTTGGACGTTATGACGGGCGTGTGGGTGTCGTACACAGATTACGAGTACGACAGTGCGACCCCGCTCGGTAAGGTGCGCTGTGTCAACCAGACTCGCACGGTAACCGACGTGTGGGGTTCACTTCCCGTCACATCCATTGAACAATTTTGTAATACTCCGTTCGCATTCTTACACGGTGATATGACCATATCCGGGCGACAGCTGCGCGTAAACAACGGCCAGGCCTTCCGATTGTCACGTGAATTATTTGGGCGTATTTCGACATTAACCGATGTGGCCATCAACCAATACCATTTCACGACACGTTGTGCTCATTGGGTGGCCACGGTGGCTGCCGCAGGTTATGCGCAGCTGGTTAACACCCATGGCGTCGAGAGCTCCACCGCTCTCACGGTGTTCGTGTACGCGTGTGTTGCGGTAGTGTGTTTTTGGTTAGGCCGGGCTTCTCCTCCACGCCGCCGCGCCCAATTGAGCGCTGTTGAGTTGGTCGTTGTTGCTTCATTGTGTGTCATGGTGGCTGTGCACCCTATAATGCTTGTCTTTGGGGCAGTCATCATAATGGTGTACGTTGCCGTGCGCCCTCAGCCCTTGCAGCCTGCATATCGAATAGTATCTTCGACGATGTCCAATTTGGTTGATCCTCCCATCCGTGAAGGTGCCAAGATTACGGTGAAGGATGCCGCGTTCATACGTCCAGGCGCGGACCGGTTGGTTGCTCGCCAGGATATGAAGGTCAATGGCTTGGTCCCCGTGGTTATGTCTAGCACTACGACCAACGTGCTTCATGCCATACGAGGCCGCGCCACGCAACCTCTGCCAATGTTCGATTCCAAGGATGAAAAGGGTACTGTGATTCGCACACCATATGACGTCAACGTTTTTTCTCGATTCGTATCGCACGTTGATGAACATTTTGGTGCGTATTATGGCGTGTGGGATCATCTGTTGGGCCGTTATGTGGTGCCGCGATTCGTCGTCTGTACTTTTGATAAATGGTTGGCACGGTATACTGAGACGCAACGTAAGATGATTACGGCTGAATTGGCGTTGTATATGACCGGTCGTTTGTCCACTAAGCGTCTCTATCGCCGTGGCATGTTTACCAAAGTTGAAGTGTCCGATCTGATTACCGCTGCCGACGTCCTCTCAATTGTCGATCCACTCGCCGTTGCTGTCCCGCGGCTCATCGTCACAGTCAGCGATGCTTTCAAAGCCCTGGTTGGACCGTGGTGTTATAGTGTATCGAAATGGATGGGGCGCGCGTGGGACCGTGATCACTTTATCGTTTACGCGCCCGGCCGCACTGTTGATTATATCGGCGCCGCCGTTTATCATTGGTACATGCGACTTGGCGCCGATGCGCCCGTTATGGAATGTGATCAGCGCCGTTTCGATTCCACGCAGCATGAGGCCCTTCTCGATCTTGAGTTGGAGTGCGATGTGCGACTCGGGTCACGAGAACCGATTAATGCGGCGGTGGATGGTAAATCCCCCACACATCATATGCAACAACTGATCTCACTCAATGCGTCCACTGCCAACGGCATCAAAGTCACCGGCGTCGAAGAAGTTGGTAGCGGCCAACCTAATACGACAGAAGGTAACACCCGTCGTTTGGCTAAGGGTATGGT